GCTATAGGGAATAAGGTCCTGTAGTTGTCGGGTTAAACCGATGTTTATTCTCTCTTTGTTAGAGAGTCTACCCAATCATAACCAGGTTAAAGAATATGAAAAATATCTCATACTCCATCTGGGGACATGATCGGCTCACTTACAGGCCCATACGACTGAGGCTTCAAACCCTTGGTTTAAGTGGGTTGGACGCAAAAGCTACCATCAAGATTTTGTCTTTTTGGTTAAAGCATAATGGTCCAGTTGGTTACCTCGAGTGTATTTCCCGTCAAGGTATAGCCTGGAAACAGTACTATTCCAAGGATTTTAAAGAAATCCCGGGTTGCGCGAGAACGAAAAGCATGAAGCCTGTACGTACTCTATATTTGCAAAAGTATAGTATGTCTACAGTGCTGCGTGTGATGAAGTTCCTAAAGAACCTAATCACGTTTAAGCAGATACTCTCATCCCAGTGGTCAAAGTTTCACAACTCAGCCACGCGTAAGCCGTCACCTTCGGAGTTTCTCCGCAAGTATGGGCTAGTTACCGCCAGTGGTGCGAATCACGGGCGGCACAAAGATGATTTGTCTTGGGAACAACCATTACCTCTGACTGAGTTTGTTAACTCTGAGGTCGGTAAAAAGACGTTCTCTCCTTTTGACAGTCGTATCTCTATACCTAGACAGCCACTTGACGTGGTCACCGATGGTTTGAGAATCTGCCAATATGCAGACGCGGGTCATGTGAAGCCGTTTAATACGTATTCCATGTTTCCGTTTATTGGGACTTATCCCACTAAACTCACACACCCGGAGACGGCTGGATTGGTTGGAGTGACTCAAGAACCTGGCGGAAAAGCCAGATTTTTCGTGTCAGTCCATCCCGCCTATCAATCGGGATTCGTGCCCCTCCAAAGGGCGCTGAAATACCGGGCGAAAAGGGATCGATGCAGTTTTGCATTCGACCAAGATGCGGGTCGACGGGCGGTTCAAAGGGCTTTACAGTCCGGAAAAACCGTATGGTCTTATGACCTATCTGACGCCACTAATAACTTTCCTTTGTCACTTCAAGTGCAATGGATGTACAAAAGTGGTTTAGACATGTCGCAAGTCAGCTCTTTTGCTGACCTTTCCCGCATGCCATTTAAGGCCTGTCAAGAGATTTACGATCGCTTTGGTATTGATACCATTGAATGGTCAAACGGACAACCGTTGGGTCTCTTGCCTTCTGCTATGGCGTTTCACCTTACCCATATCTACCTATTACGAGGTCTAGAAATAGAACTCTACGGAAAACCAGTAAATCGGTTCGCCGTTGTGGTAGATGATGTTGCGATCTGGGATCCTAATTTAGCCAAAGCCTATAAAAGGGCAATGGATGAGTTAGAGGTACCCATCTCCGTTGGTAAGTCCGTGGTCTCCAGTGTAGCAGCCGAATTTTTAGGCCGCTTCATCACGAGAAATCGCATTGTAGAACTCACTTCCCAAAAGGTATGTGGGCTAAACAATGTCATGGATTACGCTCGGGTCTTCGGTTTCGAAGTCCTTAACGAGTTAAACATGAGCAAGAGAAAGAAAGAGGCCCTTAAAGCCTTAATCCGCCTCCCTAATTATTGGGGTGGTCAGTCTGTCGGTGACGGACTGTCTCTTGACGATCGTGCACTAGATCCTTGGGCGCTGCTTTGGCTTCAAAACCATGCAGTGTCTAAGAAGAAAGTCTCAAACAACTATGACTCTGATTTGTTAACGAGTCGCGTACGTGTTTTAGTACGAGTTGTGAGAGAGTCCGGGGCAAAACTTTACCCTGGTCTAGACGATTACCTATCGTCTCTTCTTCCTCGACATGGATCCCGGTTACCGAATGTCTGGATTTGTATTCCAGGCTCTTCAATATACCGTGGAAAGGTCGTTGCTTCTAGTGAAGAAATGATGCTTCATCGCCCTTCTTCAGGGGTTCTGATCCGTAAGGACACAGATTTCGATGACATCTCAAATCTCCATCGATGTGAATCCTATAAACAGGAAACACTCAAGAAAGAGGTTGAGACCAATGCGGCCCTGCGCTCCTTCTTAGAAGCTGTGGGGTGCTCGTTATAAGGTAGACGAGCCCATGCCCTCCG